GGAATATGAGGTCGTGCAAGCGCGCGAGATCTTGGGCGTATGGCGCGAAGAGGGTGAAGTGGTGTCGATGTCGCCGCGTCAGGCGCAGTATTACCTCCAGCCCTATGGTTGGGGGCTGCGCGCAAAGGCGGTAGAGGGCAAGTCTGCGCCAGCCAAGGCAGAGACGGCCAAAGGGTGATCCTGGATGGATCTGGATCACCGAACAGGCGCAATGCTCGATGGGTGGCCTGCGGTGGTACAGAGCATTCTGATCATCCTGTCTACCCGGATCGACACGCGGGTGTTTCTGCGTGAATTCGGCTCCGAAGTCCCCAAGCTTGTCGATGCGCCTCAAAATGAAGAGGGCATTCTGTCTCTCTACATGGCTGTGGCGGAGGCGCTGGCCAAATGGGAGCCTCGCTTTGAGCTGACCAATGTGGAGGTTGTCCCATCCCCTGATGGTGCAATCATTCTCGACCTCTCCGGCAACTACAGGCCCTACGCATTGAGCGGTGACGTTTCGACTGTCACCGATGAGGTGCGTGTTGTCCGCGTGGCGCGTGGTGGGGCAGATGAATGGAGTTTGCAGACATGACGCGATTTGCAGCGCTGGATTTGGCTGCCCTGCCGCAGCCTGAGATCCTGCAGGGGCAGAGCTATGACGCGATCCTTGCCGCGCGCTTTAAGGAGCTGGAGGCTCGCGCTGCTGAAGATCTGGGGCCGGAGGCGGCGGCGCAGGTGATGGCCACGGCCCGCAATGTAGCGGCAAGCCCGCTAAGGGCTCTGAATGAAGCGGCGGCGGCGCGAGAGTTGTACGCTGACAACCGGATGATCGAGGCGATCCGTTCGGTTTATCTGGCTCTTGCCAGTGGGCCTGCGCTGGATCAGCTGGGCGCGGGGCGTGGGGTGGCGCGTAAGGTTCTGGATGCAAGTGACCCTGACAGCCCTGTCTATGAGGCTGACGGGCCGTTTCGGGCGCGTATCCAGCTTGCAGTTGAGGCATGGTCGCCCTTCGGTGGGGAGGGTGCCTATATCTTCTGGGCGCTGCAGGCGGATGATCGTGTTGTAGATGTTGCGGTCTACGGCCCCAACCACAGCCTTGATCCGCCGATCCCGCCTGCGCAACCAAAGCTGGTTGTGTTGTCTTCTGAGGGGGATGGTTCGGCCTCGCAAGAGCTTTTGGAGCGTGTCCGTTCCAATTGTGTTGCGGACAAGCGGCGGCCCATAGGCGACCGGCTGGAGGTCGTTTCGGCGGAGATCGTGCCGTATGAGATCAGCGCCGTTCTGCACGTCACAAATATGGGGATGCAGGATGCAGTGATTGCCGCAGCGCGGGCTTCTCTTCAGGGGTTCCTGTCTAGCCGGTTGAGCATCGGTCGCCGGATCTACAGCACGTCAATCGCCGCAGCCTTGCGGGTCGATGGTGTCGTTGATGTGGAGCTGATGGCACCTTCGGGCTCTCTGGATATTGGCCCTTTTCAGGCTGGACGTTGTGTCGGTGTCGAACTGACGGCGACACCGATCACTGGTGGGTGGCGCGATGTCTGAGGCGCTAAAATCAATGCTGCCGAACAGCTCTTCGGATTTGCTGAAGGCGCTAGACCTTTTGGAAGAGCGACTGTTTGGGCTGCCTGTTGACCTGATCAGCAAGGATCCTGGGGTGGTTCCTGAGGACATGTTGGATCTTCTCGCTTGGGAGTATTCAGTTGATGTCTGGGATCGGAGCTTGCCGCTGGACACCCGCCGCCTTCTGGTTGAGCGCTCGTCTGAGGTCCATCGGTATAAAGGGACGGTTCACGGGTTGCGCCAAGCGCTGTCGTTGTTCGATTTTCAGGCCGACATCGTGGAGTGGTGGCAGATGGAAGAGCCCGGTGTGCCGGGTACATTCCGGGTCACGGTGCGGCTTGATGGCGATGGCGCGATCGGAGCCGCGGATATCAATACGCAGCTTCAAATGGCCCGGCGGGTCATCGAGCGCAACGCGCCGGTGTCTCGCGGCTTTGATCTGAATATCGGTCAGGATTTGGGCGTTCGAGTAGGTAGCGGTGTGGCCTTCTCTGGCCGGATGTCCGACCTGCGGCGATTGAGCCTATCGGCTGAGTTCGCAGCGTCCGCCCGTGCTGCTGTCGCACTACTGGGGCGCGTGGAGCAAGAGCGCACTCTTGCCAGAGAAATGAAGGCGATAGCCCGTCCAACGGCTGCCGCGCATTTTGTCATCCGAATGGAGGAATAGATGCTTTTGAGCATTACAAATGCCGGGCACGCAGCCCGGCAGGCTGCATTGGTCGAGGGGCGTCCGCTGGCAAAGCTGGACCGCTTTGTGATCGCTTCTGGTCCCACTGTTGGTGATTTGGTCTCTGCCACAAGCCTTGAAGGCGTCTGGTATGAGGCGCCGATTACCACAAAGGAAAACCTTTCATCCAGCTCTACGAAGCTGAGCGCGGAAATCCCCTCCGGAATTGCTGGTAAGATCGGTGAGGTGGGCCTCCTTATGGAGGATGGCACGCTGTTCGCGGCTGCAAAGTTCAGCCCGGATACGGATGGCCAATTCAAGGGCACTGGCTTTTCCTTCTCCTTTTTCGGGGTGATCTCCGATGAGGATCTGTCTGATCTGAATATCACTTATGCCGCGCTCGATGTTGACGCTCTGGCTCAGCAAATCGCGGATGACGCTACGGCGCGGATCAACGCGCAGATTGACGCGGCGATGATCCAGACGGTGAGGCACCTATCGGGGCTGAACCGTGAAGTTCTGACCCAACAAGACAAGATGAACACATTGGAGGCAATGAATGTCTGATATCCCAAACCTCATTCAGGCGATCAATAAGGATCGCGAGCTGGCGGTGGAGGTGCTGACAAAGCTGCCTCAGCTGATCGGTTCCGACCAGATGGTGACTTTCGACCTGGATACGCCGGTAGAGGTTCCCTCTATTCCGATGTTCCAGCGGCAGCTGTCTGCGGGCAACCTCGGCACCCGTGTGGGCAATCTGGAGGCGTTGTCCCGTGGTCTTATTCAGGAGGTGGACGATATCTCCACTGAGGTCGGGCTGGATCGCGTCAACCCGTTCTGGTCGCCGCTGTCTCTGAACAATGATGGCGATATTGACCGCACAGAAATTCTGTTTCGTGCGGAGGTCGAGGATGGCGTTCGTCTGCCGTTTGATGGCTACTATGAGCTTGTGGTTGATCGCCAATTTGAAGGCGATGCGGCGCGCGTTGGCGGCTGGATGCTGCCGAATTACACTGAGCAGGTCGAGGCTCGCTACACGGGGCGCCCGAACTACAATGAGACTATCAACGCGAATACCTATCAACTTACCACGGGAACGCGGACCCGTACGCGGTCTTACACGCGCCGGTCTTACCGGGTTGGGCACTATTATCGCTGGTTGCGCTGGCGTCGTCGCAAGCGTCGTGTTGTCGTTACGCGCAGCTACACGGTGACGACCGTTGAGCCAATTGTGTCGTCTCTTGAGGGGTCGATGGTCGCTCAGACCTTCAAGCCTGCGGAGACACGTGTTTTGACCGGGTTGGATGTCTTTGTTGATCGCCCTGGTGCCTACTTCAACACTGCAAGTCCGCGCATCATCTTGTGCGAAACTGCCTATGGTCAGCCGGACATGGATCAAGTCTTGGCGCATGGTACATTCCGCGAAAATGCGACTTTGGCCTATGACAGCAGCTCTACCAGCCGTCAGCAACAGCTGTGCAATGTGGATCTTGATCGGCCTGTGCTGTTGGAAGGGGGGAAGAGCTACGCTTTTGTGGTGGTGGCGGACGCCCATTTCTACCTTGGGCGAACTTCAAACACCGATAAGACGGGTGGCTTGTTCTACACTCAGGATGGTGCCGCGTGGGACCAGAACCTGAGCTATGACATCGGGTTTGCCCTCCGTTTTGCGACCTTCAATAGCGCAAGTGAGGTGATCAATATCAGCCCGCTGTCCCTGTCGGGAGGCATCGCATCTATCAAGCAGGATCTGTTGTCGGTGGTGCCCGAAGGTGGAGAGATCCGGACTGAATTTGAGCTGGGTGGAACTTGGCTGTCTGTGGACGATGTGGATCAACTCAACAGTCTGCCAGCTCATACTCCGATGCGATTGGTCCTGGAGGGTACTGAAAAGGTCATGCCCTTGATCGACACCACGCGGTCCAAAGTTACGGCGCTGCGTCCTGCGGAACAGATGCGGTTCTTTTCCTCAGAGCGCCCTGAGGCGCAGGAGGTCCGCATTGCCTATGAGTTGGTGGGTTTTGTCGATGAATTCCACACCTTCGATCCGGCACTTCAGACATCGGATGATGTGCGGCACACTCCATCCATGATCGAGGTGAAGGAAAGCGGCGATGGCAATGTGCGCTCTGTAACTGCGGTTTATGAGCTGCCGTCTTCGAGCGCCTACAAGCATGACATCAAGGCTTCAACCAGCACGGCGGCCAAGGTGTTCGACATTTCTTCAATTATCGAACTGAACACGTAAGGGAGGCGCAGGACATGCAATCAAAAATCCTGCAAGCGCCCGCCATCATTGGTGGGCAATACTATCCGGCGGGCACCTCGCTAACTGCAACAGATGAGGCGATTGAGCGGGGCATTGCGCGAGCCGCTAAGGTGAGTTTGCGTAAGCAGATCGAAGACCGTGCGGGCGATGCGTTGTCTCTGCTGGGCACCCTGTCGGATGTGTCTGGCGTTATGCTTGCGCATGTGGTGGCTGATGTTATCGCCATTTCTGAAAATCCCGGCAATGAGGGGCAGCGCCGCCGCCTGGAGATCATGCAAGCACTTGCTGGCGATGACGATATTGTCGCGCTCGCAAAAGATGCGCTTGCCCGGATCAGCAGTGGGGATGCGGTGCTGACGTCCAGTGTCAAAGGTCTGCCTGCGGTGCTGGATGAGGTTCTTGGCCGGGCCACAGAGACGGCAGCAGTGCTGCGCCAAGCTGTGGCGCCTGCCGAACAGTCCTGACCGGGGCCGCGCGCAGCGGCTCTTTCTTACTGACACCGGCGGATGCCGGATCTCGCCCGGCAGTGTCTGCCGGGTTTTCTTTTACGAAAGGGAAGAGACATGACCTTTTTGACCCAACACCACGGCACCCGGCTGAAGGAAAGCAAGGAAACGCCGGTTCTGGTGAAATACGCGCCCACGGCTGTTGTCGGCCTTGTGGGCACGGCGCCTGATGCGGACCCCGACAAGTTCCCGCTCAACAAGCCGATCCTCCTGAAGGGGCGGATCTCTGAGGCGGCT